ATGGTCACTCTTCCTTCAGCGATCAGGCCCGAGTTCCGCGCTCCTTGCATGGCGCCCGCTGTCGCGCCTGACGTCAGGCCCATCCTCAAGGCATCTTGCGTGCTCATGCCGCCCAGTTTGCCGATGCCAGCGGCGATGACGCCAGTGGAAAAGCCCGTGTTCAGGGCGCTTCCTGCAAGGCCTGGCATGTATTTGCCGACCGCTGCCAGGGGATTGGTGCCCATGATGGTTCCGCCACCGCCAATGTAGCCCATGGCGCCGGAGATCAAGGCCTCTTTGAGCGAGCCGCCCCCTGCCAGGGTTACAGTACCAGAAGCCAATGCGGCAGTGCCAGCAGGGCCCATGAACGCTCCAATGGCCGTTGGCCCGAGGACCGTGGCCAACGCAACAGTGGCAATGATCCGCCCGATGGGGCTCTTTGCGATCTTCTTGACCACGTTGGCCACGGACTTGAAGGCTTTCCCAATGGCCTTGAAAGCCTTCTTTATGAAGAACTCGGGAAGGCCTGTCACAGGGTTGATCGTCCCCGAGCCGCCGCGGCTGCGCAGCAGCTCGGCCTCTTCCGGGGTGATGTGCGCCAACATGCTGTCGCCGTTTCGGCCCTGAGAGGCCAGGTACGAAGCGACATCTGCAAGACCGCCCTCGGCCATGCCGATCGGTGCCAGCCCCTCAACGGTGGGGGACATCTGCATGGGCTCCATGGCCCCTTGGCCACGCATCGACTGCATCTCATTGAGCACAATCAAGAGCGTGCCCATGAACTCAGGGTCGTACTGGTCGGGCAGGTCCCCCTGCTCAACAATGCCCTCTTGGATCAACTGCTGAAGGACTTGGTCGTACTTGCCGGGGTTCTGGCTGAGGTACTCCACCACCTCCAAGAGGGTGTCGATCTCCTCTTGGGTCAGTTGCAGATCACCAATGGCTTCCTGGACGACCTGTTTGGAAGCTATTTGGTCCCCGGGGTTGACCATGCCAAGGGCAGTCTGAGCGGCGTCGTAGGACTCGGCGCTGGTGACTGTGAGCGGCTGCTGGTTTTGGGCCTCTTCGGCCGGCATGTCCATGCCGCCAGGCAGGGCCATGATTCCTTCATTTGCCATGATGGTCCTTTCCGATTTGTGCCAAAGGCCTCAAGGGCCGCGCGCCGGGAAAGGACGCGATGATGGCCGAAATTATCCAACAAGAGGGGGCGTTTTGTCCACTCATTACGTGCGGTCCGATTCCAGATACGACAGGTAAAAGTGGGCGCCGGCAAGACTTGACGTCACCCTCAACACGTCCCCCGCCTCCAAGACGCAGGGAATGCCGTTGAACACGTCAAAAGTCGTGTTGACCGTCAATGCGCGGTCCTTCTGCAGGTAATAGGTCGTTCCCGTGCCCGTGTGGGTGACGGTGATTGAGGTCACGCCGGCGCCGACGTTTGTCACGCGCAGGGAGCGCACAACGGCGGAGTTCGCCGCCGGCACGGTGTAAAGGGCTGTCTCCGTGGAGGCCGCCGGGATGACGAATTTGCGCAGGTACTTGTTTGCCACGGTTTTCTCCTATCGACTGATCTCTTCCCAGTCCACTGAGCCAAGAACTTGATCTCCGTTGGATGCAGAAGTGCAGGCCAGAGTCAGTTCATATGGGGTGGCCGTAAAAGGTTGGCGTTCAAGCTGGTTGGCAAACAATGCTTCTTTGAGAATGTCAACGCTGCTTGAGCCTTGGTTTGATCCTTGGAAGAACCCCGTAGCCAAAATACGCCCGCCGGTACTTGAGAAAGCAGTGCCAGTGATGTTGTATTCCACCGCAGAATTTGTTCCGGCGCTTACCCATGTGCCGCCAGTTGTCGCGCCCTGCACAACAACTTCCCATTTGTAGTTGGCATTGTTTGTAATCCCAAGGAGGGAAATTGCCGTCAGGATAACAACGGCGTCAAGTCTTGCGGTTTTCAGGCGTATAGACACCACGGGATAAAAGGTGCCCGCCGTAGTCAATGTTTTTGGTGTGGTAATCGTTGTACCGGCTGATTGCTGTGCTCCAGCAAGCTGATAGCCACCTTCAGAGATCACCGTTGAGCAGACCTGCTTGAGCGTACTGGCGCTGGCTGTAGCCGCCGTGTTTTCCATCTCATAGCGCAGTGGCAGAGATGCCGTTGTGATGTACGTTGTGGTGACCAGGTTGGCGTGATCAAAGTTGTGTGCCGGGACAAACGTCCCGTTGATGATGAAGCCAGTACGCACCGTGCCCAAGCCCAGCCATTCCACGTCCATGTACAGAATTTGAGCTTTGGATGTGTCCAACGTCAGCCCAGACGGGCCGGTGCCGTTAAGGGGGTCCTGGTTCCAGTTGGCCTGCGCTACCCTGGTATTGGTCAAAACGCCCGTCACACTGCTGCGCTCGACCATGTAGTTGGTGGTGCCGTCGCGCTCAAAGTAGATGCCGTTGGCAGCGCCGTAATAGCCAACACGCTGGCGTAGGCCGGCTTGGGCGGTGCCCATAACAAACGTGCTCATGACCAGTAGGCTTTTGCCCGGCTGATAGGAAAACACCTTGATGGTTTCGCGGGTGACTTGATCGCCGCTGGCAGTACCCACGGTCAAGTTGACCAAGCCTTCATTTGCGCTGAACGTGGCGGCAGCGGTGCCGGTGGTGCTGGTTGCCCACAGGTTGTTGTCGGCAAAACGGTGGGACGAGTCAAACAGCGTGAACGGGTTGCTGACCCTCAGTCTTCCAAAGGCATCCAGGTTGGTCCCTCCGATAGAGACCGGTACGGGCATTCCGCTTGTATCCATAAATCCTCCGCCATCTCCATACCACGCGAACGCCGAATCCTTGTCCTCGGTGACCACGGGAGAGTACGTGTTGTTGAGCTGAAAAATGACCTGCTCAAGCGAACGCACAAGCTGGTTGAACTGGGCGGCATCGTATTCCAACGATGCGTTGGGTAAGCGGACGTTGTTGATCTTGCTCATCGGAAACCGTCCGATTGAATGTCAACACGCATTGTTCCGAATCGCCAGAAGCTGTTCAGCTCAGTGCTTTCAATGCGCAACTGCACCTGCCTGCCGCGGGCGCGCGTGCTGACGAATTCCGTGTCTGGAGCGATGACGTATGGGTCCAGCGAGCTGGCCACAGCAGGGGCCTGTGGGTAGGGCCGCAGGCGCAGGTGCACGGTGAGGTTGCCGACCTGGCGCTTGAAGTCCGGAATGAACTTCTGCATCAGCACCATGTTGTCACCTTCGCCAATGTCGAAGTACCCTGAGTACACGTATGCGTCAATGGGCTCACCATTGCCGTTGACACCCTCCTCTTGACTGAACAGCTTGCTGCGGCCAGGCGTGAGGCCGTAGATGGTCGTCAAGGTCGCGGTGGTGGCCGTGCTGTCGTATTCCGTTGCCAAGGGCTTGTCAAAGGTGCCGATGTCCGTCCAAGCCGTGCGCGCCATGGTGCCGATCGACCAGACGTTCTCAAGGTAGTTGTACGTGACAAAGCGGTTGATGTAGTCGCTGCTCAAGGTCGGGTAGTACCACGTCACCTCGTTGAACTGGGTGTTGATGCCCACGTTCACGGACTCTGCCTGGACGATGTTCAGGTCCTGGAAGACGTAGTCCTGCACAGTGCAGGCGATCTTCTTAACCGAGCCGTCAAAGACAAAGAAGGCGTCCTTGCTCATCCAGTACGCCACGCCGTTGACGTCCGCCGCGGCGTGAGGCCCGATGATGCCGCAGTTGGCGCCAAGCTGCTGGAAGCCAAAGGTGTAGGGGGGCCCCAGGTACTGCTGGCCATGCAGCGACGTGTCCGTCCAGATCAAAATCTGGCCGCGCGAGCGCAGCGCGGAGATGATCTCGTTGCCGTCCGTGAGCCGTTGTCCGCCAGCCGTGTTGGTGGCAGAGGGCACAAACTGGTTGATGTCCTCTTGGTTGGAGAAGCGGACAAACATCGGGTCCTGGGTGCTTGGGCTGCCGATCGTGGACTCCGTGCCAAAGCACACCAGGTGGCGGTCCGGCGTTGAGACCAGCGCGAACTTGCTTTTAGTGGGCGCCCCTGCAACGATCGCGGCCCGCGTGCCGAGGCCCCCGTTTGGACTCCACGAATAGATGGGCCCGTCGATGAGCTGCAGCAGCAGGTCCTGGCCAAAGTTGTCGAACTGCCAGAGCTGGGCAATCAGCGCCAGCGAGGCCGAGGGAGGCCGTGGTGTGCCCCAGGTGCTCAAGCCCCACGTGCCGGTGCCCCAACCGAAGTCGGCAAAGCTCTTGTCCGCGCCGACGTTTATCTGGAAGGCCGCTGTTGCCGTGCCGGCCGCTGTTGCCGTTGAGGTCGCCGCGGTCGGCGAGAGGATGGTGAACTCAGTGGAGCTGATGACATTTTGAATCTCAAACTCGTTTTGAAGGTCCGCGTTCGGGATGCCGCCAGGGTTGCCAGTGACGGCGCTGAAGGTGACAAAGTCCCCGTCTACTGCGCCGTGGCCCGAGCAATTGACGGTCACGGTGGTCGATCCGTTAACCGTGTCAAACGTGACGGAGTCCGTCTTGCGAATGGGGGTGATATCGGCCCACGTGCCGCCATAGAAGACGTAGACCTTGCGGTTTGTGCCCAAGGCCGCGTAGGGCGCCCCGTCCAGTGCATTCCACGTGAAGATGTCGCTGACAGAGCCTACGAAGCTGCTAGAGGTTGCGCTGAAAAGCTCCCAGCCTCCCATCTTCTCAGGTAGGCCGTAGCGAAACCGGACATAGTCGGAGTCCACCCAGCCACCTTCGGCGCCGTACTCAGTGTTTTGCTTGTCAACACCAGGCTTGAGAAAAAGTCGCAGAAGTGGCATGTGCTTACCTTATCGAATTGGGCCGCCCACGAGCCACGCATCGCAAGTGCGGTCGCCAGCACACTTGAAGTGGAAGAGCTCGCAGTAGCCCAGATTGGCCGCGCCAATGACGTCATCGGCGTAGCTCTTGTGCTCTCCGGCGTCTTCCTTTTCGATGCCCTGAGCCATCCACTTGAGCATCTCAGGGGTCTGGATGAAGGCGCCGCAGTTGCCACAGCGGGCCTTCTTGGCCTCGGCCACTGTGGTCTCCCACATGTCGGCCTTGCCTTGCCAAAAAACACGCGATTCGGACTCTGGGTTAAGCGGGCCGTAGCCGTACTCTTTGATGGCGTTGTTGCGGTTTTTGAGGTTGACGTGGATATCCACCACAGCCTCAGGAGCGCCTTTTGTGCCCCGCTCATAGGCCTGGCGGATGCCCTGTGCGATCGCGTCCTTTTTGACCGTGGCCATGGTCAGCCCTTACGCGCCGCGCGCATGTTGTCGACCAGGTTCGGATAGGGGCGGCCAGCCTTCTTGGCCGCGCTTTTGGCAGCGGCCTTCTTGGCGGGGGTCAGGGCCTTTGGTTTGCCCAAGCCTTTTGGCCGTTTCTTGTCCCAGACGGGGGTGCTTTTCATGGGTCGGTCTCCTGTGGTCATGAAGATAGGAAAAGGGCGCGTTCGTCCTTGCGGCGGCGCTCCAGGCCCGGCAACACTTTGCCGCCACCCTTGTTCCAGAGCAAAAAGGCATCTGCCGCACCCTCCCATTCTCCGCGATTTGCTTTGATACGGATAGAGCTGCGCTGGAGGTTTCCTAGCCCAAAATTGAAGGAAATACTGACCAAAGCGTCAAAGCGGCCTTGACGGCTAGCACTGCCGGGAACAAGTCGAAGAACACCCCGTTCAAAAGACGCGACATCAGCCGCGAATAGTTCGTCGATTTCCTGCTTTGTCCAGACACGGTTGTCCTCCGGCTTGAGCGGCATTTCCTTGCGGATCATCGGGATATCGGCCTTGGTCTTGCCCTCTGGCCGCATCATAGGGAGCCTGATCTGCTCTTGGTACAGCACATGGCCGTAGCCAATGGTCCAAATGTGCGCTGGGCACAGGTACGGGCGGGTTCTGTACCCCTCGTACTTGTGCATCAAGTCAGCGCCGACCTTGCTCAGTTTCACTTTTTGCTCCAAGTCCTAGACCCAAACCAAAATCCCAGAATTCCGCCCAACATGGCCATCTCGTCGCTGGAGAAGATCAAGTCGGAGTACTTGACGACATCGTCGATGTTGGTGATCAGGGTGGGATGGTTCCACAGGTAGACCGCCATGAAGGCGTTGATGAGCACCAGTTCCAACACGAAGATGTACGTCACTGTGGGGCGTACCGTGCCGACATAGCTGGCCACCCACTGGCTGGCCTTCTCCAGCACCTTCTCGTCGTGCTTGAGAGCGGCCTCGGTCATCTGCGCTTCGGTCTGCATCATGACCTGGTCGGTGCGGATTTCTTCGATCTTCTGCTGGGCGGCGTAGCCCTGCGCGGCCAAGGCCAGCTCACGTTCGTTCTGCATCCGGGCAAGGGCCAGCTCATGCTGCTGGTCAGACTTGTTCTGGAAGTACTCAAGCAGTTTGGGCAGGCCGCTGATCAACAGGCCGCCGAGAGTCGAAATCAGTGAAAGCATTACCCACCCCTTTTAGTTAATATTGCGCTGGCAATCTCCAGCATAAATCGAGTTTGCTCCAGGTTTGCTGGCTGCGTTGCCCAACCGACTGTAACCTGTCCCACGAAGCGATGCGAGTCCGGTGGGACGCTGACACGACATGTGTACGTCACACCCTTCTCAAGATACCAAAGCCCAACTTCTGACTGGGCGTAACGGTACTCGCCACACGGGATTTCGTTGGTCATCAGCTTGACCACGTCCGCGTTATTCGACGAGTTGTGTGTG